ACATGCAACTTAAAGGAAGTGACAGAGCATTAAAGTTGATGGGGATAGGACAGGATAAGTCGGGTGACACTATCAACAACTTTGGACAGATGATTGTATCTAAGGGGAGTAAGTATGCGGATTGATAAGAACAGAGGCATGAAGTATGAAACTATGACCCTAGAAGAGTTTAATAGACGGAACAAATCGAATGTACCTGGGCTAGAAACCGTACAGTTCACGAGCGCAAACACCGTAACTGTATATAACATAGACACCATACCACTTCAGAAATACTGTAAGAACCATTCGGGGCTAGTAGCAGACGAAGACGGGGTGTTCCAGTATATAGAGGAATGCGATTGTGAGTAGTCCCTACGAGAAAAGCGCACTGTTCATTGAGAACGAACTAACCATCATAGACAAGACTGGTACTGAGATAGACTTCGAGCTTAACGATATGCAACGTAGGTTCGTACAAGAAGCTACAGGCAAGGACATTATCTTAAAAGGTAGGCAGATGGGTTTCTCATCATTCATTCTCGGAGCATTTACTAAAGACTTCATATTCAAAGAGAACTCACTATCGGTTGTGATCGCAGACATAGCCGATAACGCTCAAGACCTCCTAGCGAGAGTAAAGCATTACATCAAAGCATTTGAGACAGCCAACAATACCAAAGTCCCACTAAAGTACAACTCTAAATACGAACTACAGAACGCTTTTAACGGTGCGAGGTACATTATCGGTACAGCAGAGAACACAGAGTTCGGACGTTCTAAGACTATTACTAATCTGCACATGAGTGAGGCAGCGTTTTATAAGCACTTCCGTAAGCTACACGCATCAGCCGGGACTGCACTCACACCAACAGGGCGATTCGTAGTAGAGACTACCGCTAATGGGTTTAATGAGTTCAAGTCATTCTGGGACGAATCGGTGCTAGGTGAGACAGGGTTCAAGGCGCACTTCTATACATCACATGGTTTCTATCCTGAAGAGTATATAGAGAGTGAACGAAAACGCCTTGGGAGGTTGTTTGACCAGGAGCACCCGATTACACCTCAAGTAGCATTTTTGACCAGCGGTCTACCAGTGTTCAGCAGAGACGCAATGACGCAGTACATGGAAGATACAACTACAGAACGTAGCGTAGACTTACCGCCACACCTAGATAGCGAAATGTTTACTCTACATAGACAGCTGCGTAAAGGTGAGTTTATATGTTTCTTCGTAGATACAGCGGGTGAGGGTAGCGACTGGAACGCAGGGCACGGACTCAGTAAAACAGCACTTGACATACCAATAACCCTACACTACAACGGCTCGATCATAGATGTAACACCAAAGCTCAAAGAACTGCTGATATGGGTATACAAACAGACAGGCGTTAAGCCTATGGCTAGCTATGAGGTTAACAACGGTGGTGGCTATGAACTTGCAAGGCTTGAGAGATTGAACACAGAACAGAACTATCGAATCTATAAGCGATATACCATAGATGTTGACGGAGTATTGGTACAGTCGGATAAAAGCGGTTGGGAAACAAACGGTGCAACACGTACACCATTGATAGATGCGCTTACCGACTTAGTAGACAATCACCTAGTAAACATATACAGCCAGAAGACGACTAACGAGATGTTTAGCTTCGTCAAGAAACTCAAACCTGGTGGGTGGAGAGCAGAAGCAGAGGCAGGTTCACATGATGACTTGATGATGTCACTTGGTGGAGTCTGGATGATGCAGAAGACCGAGAACCCACCGGCAGAGAAACGTGTGAACCGTGAACGTAAAAGATATAAATTTAGCGTATAGAAAGGGTGAGCATGAAAGAAGACCAGCCGAAGCACGAAAAGATTGTACGACATCTCATTTTAGACGACGGCACGATAGTTTATGAGTCAGAATCATATTATGAGCAACTAGATACCGAGACAGAGACACACCACAAGGTAGTACAGACCAACGGCAAAGATTATGTAAAGGATATACTCTCATCATTCTCTCACTTAACTACCGATCACACCCCAGTACTGCAACTGTACATCCGTCAACGCAATGGTGAACCATACGAAATAGTGAAGAAGTGGGTCACATATAAGAAGAAGCATGGCAAACGCTAGTACAATCATTACATATTTGATATAATAAGCTTAAAGTAGCCTACTGCTAAGTCAGCCCTACGTCATATAGGGACGACCAGTGGCATATCTCGAAGACTTAGACGAAATCAAGAAGCTGTACAAGGATTCAAAAGCTGAATCTGATATATGGCGCAAAGACCATCCTGAATACGAAAGACTCGCAGACAACGAGACACTTCAGGACTTTCTCGAAGACGAATCACTACCCGATCTAAACGATGGTAGTCTTGCTTCCTCACTATTCAAACTTCCTAAACGGATTATCAATGCTCAACTAGAGGGTAGAGCAACAGCAGAAGACTCAGATCAAGCATGGCTCACTGAGCTTGCAAACATCCGTTGGAAGAAGATGATCAAGCGTAGCCGATTACATGCTCGCTTTCATCGTAAATGGAAAGATGCAGTACGCAAGAGTGCTATCTACGGATCAGTACCTCTCATTACAATCATGACTGAGAAGGGTGCAGACTTCATTGTTGCACCGCCTATGGACGTTAAACTCGAACCAGGTAAAGTATCAGACCTCGACTCTAAAATCATATTCTGGGATGTCTACTACCAAAAGACAGACCTACTCGCACTCATAGAACAAGCAGAACAAGAGATGGAACTCGGTTCAGAGTCGCCTAACATCTGGGACATCGAGAAGCTAAAAGAGATCCTAGAATCAGACGCTCCGAGCGAAAGAGACTCACGAGATCTCAACAAGACACTAGACGACAAAGCAGTAACTAGGGGTGGCTTCCACTTCTATATAGCGTTTCAACGTGGTGTTGGTGCGCCTTTTTACATGTGCTACAGCAAGACAGGTGAAGTTATCAGATCGTGGACTAACCCTGATCCATCAGGTGATGTGCCAATTCACTTCTTGTACTGTTACCAAGACTTTGTGAACCCTTACGGTATTGGAATCGTCAAGCTTGCCGGTGGTACTCAGAACTTCCTTGACTACCTACGCAAAGTAGATGCACTCGCAACTATGCTAGGCATCCGTCCTCCGAAGATGTGGTCAGGTGATATAGACTCAGCAGACATCGAATCAGCAGTCTTTGAGCAAGATGCGGATTGGTTCATCGGCAACGCAAAGATGGACTTTGTGCAGATCTCTAATGGTGTCTACCAAGCTATACCAGACCGTATCAATATGGCACTATCCTCTCTAAACAAGATCATCCCACTGGGCGATATATCAGTAGGTGCAAGCGCAGGCGATCCACAACAGTCTAAGACACCAGCAGGTGTGAAGTACCAGCAAGCCTCTCTATCTATTGACGATGAGGACTACAAAGACAACGTATACGAAACATACGAAGCAGTGGCTCAGTCGTTGATTAACTACGAGTTCGCCAACATGGAAGGTCGAGACATCATGAAGCTCAAGGATGAGGAAAGAGACATCCTTATGAAGTCCGGTCTTGAGTTCCCTATGGACGAAGAAGGCAACCCAACAAACGAACTAGAAGTCATCTGGGATGAAGTCCGATCTAACTTTACCTTTGAGATTGAAGCCGAAGATGATACTAAATCAGCCGAAGATGAAGAGACCCAGGCTCTCTTACAAGCACTAGAGACAAGGGCATCTGATCCTAACTTCGACATAGCAATGATGCAGTCTGGTTATAAGTTCAACCTAGGTGAAGCTTACGCAACTCTCATGAAGCGAATAACCAAGAACGATAAGATCGTTGAACAAATCTCTCCTGAAGAACAAGACCAAATGATGCAAGAGCAAGAAGCTCAAGCTATGGCCGAACAAGAGCAGGCTATGGCACAACAGCCGGTAGAGGGCGAAGTCATGCCAGAACAACCACAAGCCCCACAGGACGATCTAGTATCTCAAATCATGCAGGAATACCAAGTCGATGAACCTACGGCCCTCGCAATGCTTGATGCAGAACAGCAGGGGTATTCACCTGAAGACATCATAGCCAAAGTAGAAAGGGATCGAAATGTCACAGCGTAACGATTCAACACTCTATACAGGAATGTCCCGATCTATCCAGAGGACTATTGATCGACGTGAGCAGAAACGAGAAGGCAAACGCACTCAGAGTGATCTATTAAAGCCAGCCGAACAACGACTACGAGACTTCATAGACAACCAAAAAGTAGATCAGATGAAACAACTCGCATCAATCGTGGATATGTCTACTGATACAGAGGACATCAAGTCTGAACTACTAGCTATTAAAAAGAATCTAGCCTTCATAGACAGTTTCAAAAAGATGGTAGACAACATGCTTCGCATCAACCAGAGGGAGGCTTCAGATGAATAACGAACCTGTAGAAGAAGCCCCAAAGCCAGAGTTCACCCTCAACCTAGATGATCTAAAGCCACAGGAACACAGATGGGTAGATCGTGGCGTATTCATCGTATGTGAGGGCGCAGGTCATCCATCACACCGTTCTTCAGTCAGGACAGTAGGAAAACGAGAAGAGTAGTCATTCGACTATTGTTCTGGTTCTCCTCCGAGCCAACAGCCCCGCTGAATAAACGAGAGCGCACCGACGCTAAATAACGTGGAAGGAGTAAGTATGGAAGATAACCAATCTTCATCTACCGCAGATGTGGCTAGTACACAAGAAGCAGTAGACGCTAACGATGATGTGAGCCTAGAGGACATCGAAATATCAGTAGATGAACTAGAGGACGATTCAGAAGACGACGAGCAGGCCAGCGACGAGTCCGAAGAGACATTAGAGGAAGCATCGGATAGTGAAGACACTACCGAAGAGTCCGAAGAAACAACCGAAGACGGCAAATCCGAGGAAGTTGAAGAAGACTCAACGCAAACAGAGGAAGTGAACACAGACTCTGTTGAAGAGATCAGACGACAGAATCAAGAAGCTTACGAGCGACGTGTAGCTGAACGCCAAGCAAAGCGACAAGCCGATGCGATAGCACAGCAACAGTATCTGTCCGAAGCCCAGAATGAAGATGATGTCGAAAAACGTCAACTCAATGTCCAGGCATACAACCTACAGGAAGAACGTGTCCAGCTGAATGAGGACTCACTGCAAGTCGGTATAGACAAAGCAATGTCCCTCATACCAGAGATGTCAGACAAACGCTATCAGGAAGAGTTTGCAAAAGCTCTCGATGACTTTGAAGAGGCGTATACAGTCAGAGACAAGACCGGGCGACCACTAGAGATCAAAAAAGACGTGTTCAAACATTTACAAGACAAAGCCGACTCCATTCGGAGGATTCAAGGAGTTGGTGAGCTTAAAGCGAAAAAGGATGATCTCAAAGCGAGAGCTAAGACTATCCCGACTCCTAGTAGAACACCAAAAGAACCAAAGGTAGATAAAGACATGGCAGACTTCGATTCTGCATGGAACTAGCACCTTAACACCTTGAGTCTAAACAATGGGCGGAACTAATGACCACGAAAGGTAATAACTCATGGCACAGAACTTAGCCACAAAGTTTAGCTCGAAAGTATCAGAGCGCCTTACTAGCGAATCAGTTGTTGGAATGGTAACAAACCGCAACTACAAATTCGTCGGTGAGAACTCTATCAAGATCTACTCAATAGACACAATGACAATGAATGACTACCAGCGAGGTGTTGCTAACGGTTATGGCGATCCAGCCGAAATCGGGACAACACTACAGACCTGGACACTAGACCAAGACCGATCATTCACAGGACAGATTGACGCATTGAACAGCGCACACAGCGCAGGCGTTATCAAGCCAGGTGAAGTATTGGCTCGACAGCTACGTGAAGAAGTTGTACCTGAAATCAACGCATACGTCCTACAGACTATCGTTACAGCAGGTGAAGCAGCTAGCCGTGACGACATCGCCACTGACGCAGCAACCACAGCAGTAAACGCATGGACTGACTACCTACTTATCAAGGCCAACATCGTTGACAACCTCGGTAAAGCTAAAGGTAACACAGCCGTAATGAATGCTTCTTACTACAACTTCCTAAAGCAGGCTGGTTTCGTACTTGACAGCAACAGCGGTCAGGACAAATTGGACAGCGGTAACCTCGGTCAAGTAGATGGTGACAACATTGTTATCCACACCTCAGCCGAAATGCCAGCTAACACCAACCTAATCATCACCCACAAAGACGTTACTACGTTTGCCGATGTTCTTACTGACTATGTCACACACAAGAACCCTCGTGGTACAAACGGTCACGTTATCGAAGGTCGCATCTGCTATGACGCATTTGTAGACACGAACAAGGTGAACATGGTTGGAATCCACAAAACTGCCTAGGTAGTCATTCTCCTAACACGGAGGACATATGGAACAAGCTAAACCAGTACTCGAATTGAAAATTAGTAATAGAAAAAGGGCGCAACTCGACGTTGTAAAGAAACGTGCGGCAATGAGGACAAACCGAAGGATACAAATTCAACTTGAAGAAGCCGAACTGAAAAAGATCGAAGCTGAACAGATGAGAAATGTACCAGAAGATGAAGTCGTTGTCGGTGGTGCGTCCAATAAGAAAGGTTAATCATGGCAAAAGTAAATCTTACAGGGTTCGGATTCATGAACTCAGTAAATGTTGCTACTAACACCACGCTATCACTTACTGCCCACAGCGGTAATGTCGTAAACGTGACAGCTCCAGCTACACTTACACTTCCAGCAGTCGCAACTATGCACCGTTATATCGTGCGTGTTGGTGCAGAAGGCATCACTGTAACTATCAGCCCTAACGCTTCCGATCTAATCGCAGGCGCAGGTGCAGCAAGTTCTGGTGCAGGTGTAGACAATAAGGACGTAATCTTCACTAACCAACCAGTAGGTAGCTACATCGAACTAGAATACGGTGACGCTAACGGCTGGGCAATTGTGGGTTCTCTCGGAACCCTCACATTTGAGGCTTAGTTAATGGTAGAACGACTCAGACAACTTAACTACGAAAAGGTCGCACAACAGGAGAAGAAAGCCAAAGAATATCAGGCTTCCGTTGATATGCTTGATCTTCGTCGTGACGTTGTCGAGTCGTTCAAATACCTTGTTGATTACCTTGAGCGTCGTACATCGAAGACGCAAGTAGTTAATCAACTCAGGGAGATAGGCACACCGGATGCTCTAAAAGTAGTAGATGCAGTTAATCAGCTACACACTACGCTAAAGGGCAAAGACGTAGACCTAACCCCACTTACAGAGGCATTCACGAAAGGTATGGCGGGTCTTGAAGAGGCAGTCAAGAACATCCCAAAGACTGAGATACCCGAACAGATAGACAACACAAAGCAGTTCAATGCCCTGACTAACGCAATCAAAGCAGTTGAGGGCGCAATCAAAGCCCAGGAAACGAACGTAGAAGCCCCTGTAGTCAACGTAGAAGCTCCTAACGTCACAGTAGACGCACCAGACCTCAAACCATTCGTAAAAGAGCTTACAAAAGCCTTTAATAACGCCATATCTGGCATAAAGTACCCAGAACTACCTAAAACAGACCTTACAAAGCTCGAAAAAGAAGCCGAGAAACAAACAAAGCTACTTAAAGAGATCAAAGAGAAACCTGTTGGCGGTGGTGGTGGAGGTGCTACAGGACGCACAACACCATACGAAAACTCTACAGGCATACCGATGTTTGTACAGCTTACCGAAGACGGCAAGATCCCTGTTTCACTTACCGCAGGCGCAGACCCATCATCGTTCTACGTATACGACATCGAAGACGGTACTACAGCTTACTACGGTAATACAAACGTAGCCGGTGCATGGATGGTCAAAAGAGTCACAGATACATTGGTGTCCTACGCAACTGTCACAAACAATGTGACGGTTACGACGTACACGGATGCGTGGACTGATCGAGCAACATTAACATACGGACGCATCGACGAGGCGTTCTAAGGAGAAACATGGAAGTACAACCAGTATCAGACAAAGTACAATCGGCAGTTCGCCTCCTCGAAGAGAAGCTATGCCGTGAGTACGACATGACCGTAGAGGAACTAAGAAAAGCAACCATAACAATCAAGAACGGTGAAGTAACCGTAAAGAAAGGTAAATAATGAGCAAATCGAACGCAGCAGAAACAGCATTTTTAGCTCTTATATTTAATAACACAGACTTTGCAGGTATCGGTGACGCTGGTGGACTACAGAACTCAGCAACAGCAGGTTCATTATATGTATCACTACACA